GGCTAAAAAAGAAAAACAAAAGTCAGTAGTTAGTATAGACGATAAAGAATACGATATGGATTCTTTCTCTGATGAACAAAAAGCAATGGTTAATCATATTGTGGACTTAGAGAGAAAACTACAGTCTAGTGAATTTAACTTAGTGCAATTAAGATTTGGCAAGCAAGCGTTTACAGATGCTTTAAAAGCTTCTTTAGAAGAAAAAGGTGAAAAGAATCAAGGCCAGTAAAACAATGGATAAAGTCATAACATCGGCTATGTTTATTTTATCTATAGTTATTGCTTTTAGTATAAAAGAAAATATGCATTTACCAGTTGCTTTGGTAGCGTTAGTAATAATTGGATTAAGGGCAACAAAGAAAGTATTAGATGATTGAAACATATGCCGAGTATGGCGCGATTGGTGTTATTGTATCATTATTTGTAATGATGATAGTAAATCTTATGAAGAGTCAAAGAACTCAAAACGAAGATTTAGATGTAATTCGCCAAGAAATAACTAAGATTGAATCTACGATAGAAAATGTTGAAGGAATAATAATCAAATTAATAGAAAGATGGAATAAGTCTGATGATACAAGCCAAAGACATAGAGAAGATATTGTAAAAGAATTAAATGATGTAACTGATGATTTAGCGTACCTAAAAGGACGTATTAATGGAAAGGCAAGTTAAAGCAATGATAGATTCAACAAAGGCTGTTTTAAATGGAGCAGTCGGTGTAGGAGTATGGTGGACAAACTTACCTATGATGTTACAAATGGCTGTATCAGTTGCAACTTTAGTTTATTTAATAATAAAAATAATGAAAGAAATAAGGAGCTAATATGCTACAAAAAATGGTTATGGAATATTTGTTTAATGAAGATAACAAACAAAAAGTTATTGACGAATTAAACAAAAACGTAAACATTCCTATTATCAACGAAGACACAGAAGAGAAAATTATCTCTGCTATTTACAATGTTTTTGAAGATGTAATGGGAAAAGTATTAAACAAGTAATGAGAACTACTTTTGGACAAATAGTACAAGAAGTTCTACGACATGAAGGGGGTTATGTAAATGACCCTCTTGATAGTGGTGGTGAAACTAAGTACGGAATATCAAAAAGAGCTCATAGTGATGTAGATATAAAGAATCTTACTGTTGAAGATGCTTGTGCTATTTACAGAGAAGATTACTGGAAACCTTGTAAAGCAGAAAAATTACCAGAAGAATTGAGAGAACCTTATTTTCTTTTTGTAGTTAATGCTGGTCAAGGAAAAGCTGTAAAAGTTTTACAAAGAGCTTGTAATGGTAAAAATAGTAAAGACGAACAAATTAAAGTAGATGGTAGAATAGGTAGAATGACTATCGGAGCTTGTAAAAAACTAGAAAAAGATAGACTTATATCTTACATTGTTTTACACTATGCTAAAATAATATATGGAAATTCTTCACAAGAACGTTTCTGGTATGGTTGGTATAGGAGAGCTTTAGGGTTATAATGCCTAAACAATATTTAAGATTATCGGATTTTTCAGGTGGATTAAACACTAAATTTGACGCTAGGGATATTGGCGATAATGAATTAACCTCTGCAAATAATGTTCAAGTATATAAAACAGGACAGTTATTTACTTCAACTTCATCTGCAACAGAAACATCACGTTCAGCTGGAACATTGACAAGTGGATATGGTACATTTTTATTTAAATCTGACAATGATTTATCTAACAATGTAAAATCAATTGATTTATTAGCGTTAGCAGATGTTCTTACTGGTCAAGTAGATATAATAGAAGACCCTTTTAATACTATTAGTGCAAGAGATAATACTAATCATTTAAATACAATTGATTTAGGTAGTAATCATGCTGGTGGTGAACAAAATTATTATTATGCTAACGGAGCATTAAGAGTGTGCGACTCTGATTCTACTCAAATTGGTGGAGATACAAATACTTGTTATTGGTATGGACATATAGATAGAACTGGTACAATACCAGGCGCAGCTGTTAATACTTGGGTATCTACTACAAATAATTTAGCTGCTCCTACAGCAGGTAATATAACAGAATCTGGAAGCGCTACTTATGGAGCGGAAAACAATGGATTTGATATATCATTATCGATTGAATCTACAGATGCTGATGGATTATGGGAGGCTACAACATTTGAGTTAGCTGCATCATGGGTATATGAAGGAGACCAAGAGTCTTTATTATATACATTTCCAGAATCAGTAACATTAGGTATTCATCAATATTTTACTGGTGTATTAATAGGATTAACACGTAGTGCATCTGCAAGTAATAAAAGAATTAAAGGTGGTAGGATATATATAAGGAAAAAAGATAGTACAGATTTATATACATTATTTGCTGATATGGATTTTGAACGTGGTGTACGTAAAGATATGGGAGATGAATATGTAGCTTGGGCAAATCCAAGTGGCAGTAATTTTAACAATACATCTGGTATAGAAATAAAAGGCCCGAGTATTGACACATATGAATCAATAAATGGATTTAGTCCTGATGTCGGTCATTTGTCTTTTGGTGAAGCAGCTGGTTTATTTCACAAAGATTCTACAATATGTAATCAAAGAACATTTTTAGCTCATGTTAACTATTATGTGGATAGTGGTTCTGCATCAACTAAGTTAATGCCTGACAGAATACTTTATTCACCAATTGGTAAATATGACACATTTCCACCAAACCAGTTTATAGACATCGGTATAAACGATGGGGAAGATTTTACAGCAATAGAATCATTTGGTAGTAAGTTATTAGCTTTTAAACAAAAAACACTATACATAATAGATGTTTCATCTCCAAACGATGTAGATTGGGTATTAGAAGCTACTTATAATGGACTTGGTATTGACAAACCATCTGCAGTTGTTAGAACAGAATTTGGTATATGTTGGGTACGTAAAACAGGTATATACGCTTGGTCTCCTACACAAGGTATTGTAGAACTATCATCAAAACTTGATAAAAATTCTCAACCTATGACTGGTTTAACAAATCCTGTTGTTGGATATTATCCACCAGACTCACAATTGTTAGTTATACAGAATTGTGGAGCGGCGTCAGATGCTTTGGTGTATGATTTCTCAACTAAGTCATTTACAGAACTTGGTTCGTATACAGCAGCTGCGATAACTAACTTACAAAACAATCAAGATAATTGCATATGGCTTGAAGGTAATAATGTAAAAAAATATTCTTCATCTCAAGGAACATCTACTTTTTCATTTGAAACAAAAGATTTTGATTTTGGTAATCCAGGCTTATTAAAACGACCTAAAAAAATTATATTTAGTTATACAACGGAAGCTTCAGGAGTAGAAGTACGTACTTCTGTATATAAAGATGGTGATACAACTGCAACTGTATTAGCTGCAGATGATACTTGGACAACTGCTGCGAGAGGTGGAGTTAAAGTAATTGACATAAGCGCTCTTGGAACTGTAAGTAGTATGAAAATTAAAGTAGATGCTTACGATACATCGGGTACGGCAGCTACAAGTGGTAACTATAGAATAAATGATATTACTGTAGTATATAGAACAACAAGGAAAGAGCCTTCAACGGCTGTAAATAGTTAATATGTCTTTAGTAAATACCAAAAGAGAAGCAGCAATGAAACGTCAGAGTAGAAAAAACTCTGCAGCTGAAAGATTGAACGATAGAGTAGGTGGATGGGAAAGTAACGCTAATGGATTACGACATGGTACAGTACAAATAACATCTTCTGGGGGTTCAGAAAGAATAAAAGTATCAAACAGATTACAAAAAATATCTGGAACATTAGATGAAGATTTATCAGCGGGAGATGTAAGTGTAGATGTTACAGGTACATCTCAAATAAAAAAAGGTGATTTTATAAGAATTAATGCAGAAGAAATGCAAGTACAAAGTATATCTAGTAATACATTAACAGTTAGAAGAGGTGTTAATGGAACTACTGATGCTGACCAAGCTGAAGAATCTGAGATATATGTGTTAAATCCTAAAGTACCTTCAAGATATAGTGAATTATCATCCGAGACATTAACATTTACAAAAGATGGGTCTACATTTAATTATCCGAAACAAATGCAATTTATTCCTGCATCTGCCTTAAATTTCGGTTCAGCGTTTACTTTTACTGGAGCTAATTTAGCAAGTTATGATGATGACCAATACGATGTTATGTTTATAATGAAAGATATGCAAACTTATAGTGTAACAAGTTCTGATGAATCTAGTGCTCAATCATTACAGATATTTGCTGATAATAAAACTAGTACAGGTTTTACACCTACAGCTAATATATTTATTGGTAGTGTATTAAGTAGTTCAACAGTTACATCTTTTGATGATTCAGGAGCTGTATTCAGTTCAACATTAGCTACACCAGCTTATAATACTGCTAAAACAAGTAATGATGCTTACGATGACCAAGCCACAGCAAGTGTTGTATCATTGGATGTAACATTTACATTAACATATTCTTCTGTTGTAGATAAGGGTGGAGATATCGAGGTAGAAGGATATATAAGAGCTGGTACATCAGATGGTTCTAACGCTTTTAATTCTGCTCAATATGAACAACAACAATTTACAGACACAAGAGACCCGTCATTTGGAGCAGGAACAAGAACATTTACAAAAAATTTTACATTTGGAAGCGCTCTTGGCAACCCAGCAAGAGTTGTTTTAACAATAACAGATTTTAGTGTAGGAGGTTCTAGTTCAGCTACATTAGCAGGAGCACTTACATCAATAACATATACCACGTCTAGTGGAACAACACGTTCTATTACAGGTACAAATAGAGCAGATGCTATAGTAATAGCAAGATAAGGAGTATAGTATGCCACCACGTTCAGGTTATTCAAGTTTTCTATCATCATTAATGCCATCTGGAGCTGGATTAATGTTTGAAGGAATGGAAAGAGGAAAATCAAATCAGGCCATGACAAGATTTGCAGCTAATCAAGCTAGAAATTTATCTAGAGCTGGAAGTATTTTTGGTTTAGGTTCTGCTTTGTCAAAAGGAGCGTCTTTAGCAGCAATGTTTTTGTTACCGCCTGGAGTAAGTACTTTTGCAAGACTTGCTGCGGGAGCTGCTATTGCTGGTATTGGAACAAAATATGCTGGGGATAGAGCAAGAAGTGAATTATCTAATCAAAATGTATCTGATTTTATGGATGGTAACGTATTATATGGTAACCAAAAAGCTGCAGATTTAGAATCACAAGCAGCAACTGGTATACGTAATTTTGAAGATGCTGTTTTACCATCTGCAGTTCAAACAGCTTTTACAACACCCTTGACATATTTAACAATGCAAAATAGTATGTTTAATCCTTATGCAGAGGCAAATCAAGGAACAAATGTTGTAGAATCTTTTAGTAATATTGGTAAACCTTCAGGTTTAAGAATAGGTGGAAGTTTTATGCCAAGAAATAATAGTTATGGAATGAATAGGTTATTTGATTTCTATACAGGTGGTGGGAATTAATATGGCAAGATTTGATGATTTTTTACAAGGGAGTATGTACTCAAGACCAGCTCAAATGATGAATACTATTAATCAGTATACTAATGCAAACGCAGCTATGTTACCAACACCTACCACAGCGACACATAATACTATGTCTCCTACTCTAACTTCTAGCGGTACTACGTCTAAACCTCCTCCACCAGAATTTACACCTTACAGTACAGGTACACCTACATATAATGGTGATGATTATACTGAAACCCCTAGAGGCCCAAATATAGTTGGTTCTAATATGGATAACTTAGCTCAAATTTTTGGAGACTTAGGAATAGACGCTACACAACAAAAAAATTTACTAGACTTTACAGGTATTACTGGAGGTGACCAAACACAAGGAATATCTTCAGAAGAATGGGCTCAATTCTTTGGACTACCTGGCGAATACGCTGGTAGATTTGCAGGATTTTCTAATTTAGAAGACCTATCATCTGAAGTATCTAATATTTCTGAAAGAGCTAGTACATCTTCTATGGCAGAAGTACAAGCTGCTCAATCAGCTAATATTCAAGGTCAAAGAAGAGGTGGATTAGTTGGTGGAAAAAATGATTTGAGAAGAAGAGATTTGATGTCTACTTTAAATCAAAGAAGGGAATCAATACAAGAAGGTGCTGAGGGTGAATACGCAAAAATTTTAGAAGGATTACGTAGAACTTTAAGAGAAGGATTTGGTATTTCTGGTAATGTATTACAAGATAACCCAGATGTAATGAACGAAGCTCAAAACACTCTTCAAATAGCTAAAGAGTTTGCTACTCAATATTTAGTTGGAGGAGGAAAAGAAGCGTATTGGAATCTTATGAATAATCCTTATTATGAAGATTTAATAGGTGCTCAAAGAACAGAGTTTGACACTTGGTGGCAACAACAATTACAAGGTTAGAGTAATATTATGGCAAACGCAATAGATGATTTAAGATATATATCACGATACGGTTATAAAGACCCGTGGGCTGAAGCGACTAACAACATAACAAACAGTTTGTTACAATACGCTAAAAGTAAAAACGATAGAGATGTTTTAATTGCTCAGGTAGAACAAAGAAGAGAGCAAGAAAATCAAAGACGTATAGAATCTCAACGTGATGACGATATTAAAATGATAAGTTTATTACCTGAAGAAGAAAGAGGTGATTACATAACAAATAAGGGTTTAACAGGTTCTGGTTATGATGCTGTTGTTCAAAGTTCTAATAAAGCTAAAATAAAATCAAATGCTAAAGACGCATATTTAAAAACAATTTCAGACCCAAATGCAAGTCTTGATGACAAAATGGAAGCAGCTACATTAGGATTTTCTGAGGCTGACAATACTCCTGACCAAACATTATTTAATAATCATAAAAAAAATATATCAACTGCACAATCAAAAATATTTACAGCTAATTCTTATAAAAAGTTAGGAGAAATGAATCGTGCAGTATTAGGAGATAATTATCAATCTTATGTAGATGCTATAGACAACGGTAATATTCCTTTAGCTAAAACTATTATAGAAAATCAATCTAGATTAACTGGTAATTCATATACAGTATTATCATCAATGTATAAAAATGTTCAAGATATTGTATCTGATGCACAAACAAGAATAGATGACGGAACAGGAAACCCTAATGACCTTGTACAAGCTCAAAATGCTGTTACTTCATTTAAACAAAGATATTTATCTGTTGTACCAGCACAATATAGAGACCCTAACGGTAATTTTGATATATCTATGGCTAATTGGGGATTAAACATAAAACCAGAAAATGTAAAACCTAGTGGTACAGGTACAGGTACAGGTACAGGTACAGGAACAGGAACTCCTGAACCTAAAACACAAACAAAGTATGTTCCAATTGACGGAGTTAGTGAAGGAAACATATCCTTACCTAGAAATGCTAGGGTATCACTTATTAACCCACAAACAAATAAACCTTTTGGACAGAAATTTGCATCAGATGTAGCTAAACGAATGATAGAATCTGGTCAAGGCGTGGTAGATGAAAAAAGTGCTATGATAGAATTTGAGTGGTCAAATATAGATGGATTTGGGCCAGATAGAAGAGGTGTAACATATGAATCTATAGAAAAGCCTGGTAGATATAGTATGGCTGGTATGCAGGGTAGAAACAAAAGAATGGAGTTAAGGTCAGGTGATGATGTTATGGAGAAATCTACAGGTAAAAGATTTCAAGTTGTTATAGACGTTCCACCTACAGGTATAGGTGCCAGAAATATTATAAGAGACAAAATTAATTACATTGTTAATGGTAAAAGTTACAATTTTCAACAGTTTATGAACAAGTTTGCAAAACCTATGTACGATATGGAAGAAGTTGAGACTATGACACAATCAGTTCAAGGTTACGATGATAAAGACAGTTTAATTGTACAAGCAGTAATGCCTATACCGTCAATACCAGATAGTTCACTTAATGCACAACCAGATTCGCTTAATATTCAATAGAAAGAAAAAATGACTCAAGAGCAGTTAAATAGGTATACTATAGATTATAACGGTTATAGGTTTACAATTGATGGTTATAGACAACCTACTATTGATGATGTTCATAAAATTTATGTTGATTCTGTTTTAGGTAAACAACAAGTCAATAACAATATTCCTGGCCTTGATATCGGTGGATTTGAAACCGATGAAGAACGAGCTGATATAAACGCAAATACTAATATATCTTTTGCAGCTGATGAACAAGTTAAAGACGCAACGTGGATGCAAAGATTTTCTGAAAGTGCAAAACTTGCAGCTATACCACATTTTGGTACAATGAAATCTGAATTTAGTCCAGCTGATGAAAGTAGTGAAATATGGGCTGAGGCTTTAGGTGGAGTAGTAGGTGCTGTAGCTGGTATGGTGCCTATAGGTTTAGCAACAGGTGGTGTTGGTTTAGTAGGTAGTAGTGCAAATGTAGTGTCAAAGTTTAATACTTATAATAAACTTATTAAACAGGCTAATCAATTAAAAAAACTTGGTAAAACTGCTGAAGCGGTTAAAAAAACAAAAACAGCAAAAAATTATGTTAAAAAATATAATGATGTTTTTGCACAAGCAATTGCTACTAAATCACTACCTAAAGTATCTGGTATTTTAGGTAATATTTCACCATACCGTAATTCTATATTAAAATTAGCAGAAAAAAATCCTAATCACGCTAGAGCTTTAAATTTATTTTCAAACAATCTTGGTACATTTGCTATATACGGACAATCAAAATTACCATACGATAGACTAGAAGGTAGATTAGAACAGTTAGGAGCTGATGCTGTATCTAGTGTTGTATTTTCTGTAGCGGGTTTACCTACTATGTTAGGATATGCATCTAAAGGTGTTAAGTATGGTGTAGAACCAAGTATGTTATTAGGGGCTGGTATGTACTCTGATTTAGGACAATCAGACATGACACCAGAAGAAAGATTGATTCATGGTATGTCTTTAGTCGGATTTCATTTTGCTCGTCAAGGTTTTAGTGCTTTAGATGTAAAAGCTAGAATAGCAACAGCTTTAAGAATTACTAACCCAGAATTAACTGACGCTAGACTTAATTCTATAATGGACAATCCAGGCACAAATAGAATCGTCAAAGGTGTTATAGATAAAGCAATAGAAAAACCTACATATTCAGATAGAAAAAATCCTAAAAGACAAATTGAATTATTACGAACAATAGAAAAAGGTAAAGATAGTCACTCAGTTATATATCGTGATATGAATACAGGTCAAGCGTATGAAATGACGGGGACAAGTAAAGTTGAAGCTATGAAGTCTTTTGACAAAAAGTATAGCAAGAATGTACCTGATGTACAAAAAGGAGTTAAGTCTAGAAATTTAACACCTGAAGAAAAAATTTTACTTAAAGATACTCAGTTGAAAGAAAAAGAACTTAGAGACGCTATGGGTTCACAACGTAAGTACGAAGTTATAGAAGACACTAGGTCAAGTATAGAAGATGTAGTTAATCCGTTTAAAGAAACAAAAGGATTAACTGAGGTTGATAGTTGGAGAGCAAAAACAAAAGACGCTAAACAAAGAATTGAAGACGCAAAAAATAAATATAAAAATGATATACAAGAAGGTAAAATAAATCCTAAAGTTGCAAAAACAGAATATGCAAAAGAATTAACTGCAGCTCAAAAACAATTATCTATAGCTGAATCTAAAAGAGACGCAGCTTATAAAAATGTTTCTACATCCGAAACATCAGAGTACACAATACCTGTAGGGGGAGTAAAAAGATTCAAAGAAGGAGATTTTGTTAGAATACCTAAGTATGATGTCAATAGTAAATCATTAGATTATAGCAAAGCTGGTATTGGTAGATATCTAGGTACATTAAGTAGTTTTTCTAAAACAGGTAAACAAGAAATAATTATGCCTGAATGGATGAGAAATGAACCTACTAGATATACAAATCTATTTAGAGATGTTAGTGTATTTGAAATTAAAACACACGGAGGAACAAGAGTTGCTAAGGTAGCTGTAGCTGGTAAGATACCAAAAAATGTATTTGAATCTATCAAAAAAGCTAATCAATCTGAAAGACCTATATTGGAATATTTGGAGAGTAGTAAAGAAGGAAAACCTTTCTTTGATAATCCAGTTGTAAAACAAGAAAGAAGAGTAACAACAGAAGATTTAGGTGGAGGATTTACAGCTCCATCATATCAAAATGTTTCTATATTTAACGTTAAGAGTCCATTGTTTAAAGAATTGTTTTCTAAAAACAAACCTCGTGGAGGAATGAAACCTGAAAACATAAGAACAGTAGAAGCTGAAAGTATAGGTAAAGTTGAACCTATAGGTAACATTGTAAAGGCTTTAAAACTTACAGGTATAAAAGACAACATAAAAGGTGACTTTGTTAAAGGAGCTGGTAAGTTTAGTATTAGTGAGAAAAACAAAGTATCAGGTTTTACAGCACAAGAAAATATAAAAAACCTTGTACAAGAGGTTATGTCTTATAATAGAGCATGGGCACAAAACGAAGCTGGTATATTTGGAGCTAAAACCAAAAAACCTTATGAAACAGCAATGTTTCAAGAAATATATAAAAGTGCTGTTGATTTAGGATATAAAAAATCTGCTAAAACTTTTTATAATGAATTTGGGCCTGGTGGTAAGATATCTCAACTTGTTAGTCCTCAATCTGTAGAAAGAGTAGTAACAGATACTTACTATCAATTCTCACCAACAACTATAAAAAAACTAAAACTATCAGATGGTAAAAAAGCGTTTCCAGATGGAGTAGTAACACCTGAATTAGCTAGAGCATATGAACTAAATCGTATGGAATCTTTAGGTAAAAAACTAGAAAAACGTAGAGATGAAGAACGTGTCAAGTTTGAACAATTAAAAGACGCTGATATCAATCAATGGCCAGATATGAATCGTATGGATAGAAAAGCTAAGATTGATTCTGAAGTATATGAATCATACCCTGAGTTCAATCCTGTCAATGATAAACCATGGACAATACAGGCTAAGTGGGATTCACGTTCTGAAAATAAAATAACAACAAAAACTAGAAGATTGATGAAGGATAGAGAGGTTGCTCGGTTTAAAACAAAAGAAGAAGCTGAGTCATTTGCTAATGAACATTGGATTAATCCTGATGCAGTTGAAAAACAAATAATAAATGCTGTAGATAAAATATCAAACATAAAAGGCCCCGAAGTACAAAAATTTCAATATCAACAAAAACAACTCAAAAAAGCTCAAAAAGATGCAAATATATCACAAGAGGATTATAGTTACATATTAAAAGAACTATATCCTGAAAGTCTTGGTTCATCTAATAATATGACACCAGAACAAATTAAATTTGCAACAGCGTTCTTAAGCCCATCAGGCAATACGAAAGTATATCAAGAGAAAATGACATCTATAGTGCCCCCAGTAGACATGATTGGAAGAACGCAAAACAGATGGCAACGATTTAAATTTAGAGCTGCTGATTTTTCATTACCAACATCTTCTTACCATATGATGTCTAAATCTAAAACTGCTGAACAACGTGGTAGAGATATGATAACACATGAAAGAATGAGACAGGAAATAACAGGTGACGTATCTGAGTTTATTGTAAACTTTAGAAAAGTATTTGGTATGTCTAAAAAAGATTTTGCTGAATTTTCTAGTGTTATTGACCCAAAATATAAAGATTTTTATAACAAAAAATTAGACAAGTATGATATTGAATCAGCTAAACAACAATTTGATTTATATCAAAATAAATTAGTTGCTGAAGTTTTAATTCCTAGTAATATTGAAGTTAGAAATGCTAGTAAGTCAAATGCATCTTTTGAACCTTTGTTTCAAGCTTACGATAGATTTGGTTCACGTATAGAATTATCTACTGGTTATGATGCTCTTAGGGTTTTAGGTAGAATAAAATATTTAGATAGTACGGGTAACACTAAAAATCCTTCTGTACAAGCTACTCGCGATGTTATGAGAGAAGGTAAGTGGATAAAAGCTCCTGAATCTGGAACAATAATACCTAAAGAATATTTTGAAGGACTGAGAACTTTTAATAGAGATACAGGTAAATATGATGGTGGATGGTATATAGAAGGTAAAAATAGATTTGTTGTTGAATGGGCAAACAAAGATACATACAAAGTTATCAAACTTGGGCCTGATAAAGTAGAAGCAAAGAATCCAGCGTCTGAAGCTAGTAAGTACGTAAAAATATACAATAAAGAAGGAACTCCAAATAAATTTAATCACCATATAGAAAAAAATTATCTTACTAGAATATTGACAGATGAGTTTCGTGATTTAATGTCAACAAACTCACAATTTTTCGATGGTGTAGCTTGGGTTGTTTCAAGAACTGACCCATCTATAAGAAGTATGGCGGGTTCATCTCGTGCAAAACATGACGCAGCTAAACAATATTTAAATAATTCTAGTAAGTTATGGCAAGATAAAGCTGGTGTATATGGTACACAATATTCAAGAGTTGCTGACTTACCACCTATGATGGCTTTTGAAAAAGGTACAAATAGAATTATAGAACTTGCAACTATGAAAGATTTGCAAGGTAAAGTGGTATCAAAAGGTTCACAGGTAATAGATAAGAATGGTAATAAAAAGACAGTTGGTAAAACAATTGACGTTTATGAAAGAAATTTAGATACAATACTTGCAAGATATGGTCAAAAAATAGCTCACATAGCTCCTACAACATTTTTATTTGGTAAACGTGGAGCGGAAAGTGGAAGACAACAAGAACTTTATGATAAAATACGAAGAGAAACTGACGAATCTTTTGCTAACTGGTCTCAAGAATCATTGTCATTACAACTTAATGCAGTACAAAAAGCAACTGTATTTGATAACGTAGCAAGAAACTTAACAATTACAACTGCGCAACTTGGATTGTCTTCACCTATATCGGGTTATAAAAACTTTGTATTAGGACAAACAAGTAACGCTACAGTATTTGGATTTCGTGAAGCTCTTAATGGCATAAGTAGAGTATTATCTAATCCAAAAGAAATGTCATCATTAACAGGTAGATTAGGTGGTAAAGAAGCTGGTGTACATGAACTTATGACTGGTCGAGTAGCGTACTCAAAGTATAATCCAGGCATGATGAGACCAACAGAAATTGTTAACAGAATGACAGGTATTGCGATTGGAGAACCTGCTTTAAAAACTGCTATTGATAATCTTGGTGGTGTGAAAAACGTAATGAATAAAGGTGTTTCAAAAGACACTTCGATGAGAGTTATGTCTGATGTATTTAAGTTTACTGATAAACAAATTGCAGAAATGGTACGATTGGGTAGTGAACGTATTTACGAGAAACCTGATTACATAAAACAAGCTGAACAAATGTCACACATTATAACACAAGGTGGCCCAAGTTTACCATTTGTACCAAGATGGATGGGTAAAAACTGGGCAAAACCTTTAACATTGTTTTATAGAGTTGCTTACAGAATGACAGAAAACATAGCTAATTCTGTTATTAAACCTTTAGTTGTTGATGGTAATCCTGTTCCGATGTTAAGGTATATGACATTATTACCTATAGCTGGTAAAGCCATATTTACAGGTCATTATTATGCTACAGGTGAAGATAGAAGAAATCAATTTAAAAATGATGCAGATAAATATTTTGAATTAGCATTAAAAGCTGAAGGATTAGCTGTATTTAGTAATGCATTTAATGAGTATGGAAATTCGTTAGAATCATATACTCCAGCTGTTTACAATACATCTAAAACACTTGTGACAAATTTTTGGGCAGGTCTTACAGGTAAAAAGACAGTCTCACAATCATTAGAAGATATTGCTAAAGATGGAGTAGTTTTCTTTAATCGTACATTAGCTCGATATGAAAGAGAAGCTAAACCATTACTAACCGCTCAACGTGACTCACGTAGATTACAAAGACAGTTTACATCAGAGTTTTTTAGAGATAAACCATATGTAGGTGGTGAACTTGACAACTTAACTACACGTAGTCCACATTATAGAATGGTTTCATCTGTATTTTGGACTGATGAC